CGAAGTGCCTGACGACCGCCCATGCCACGACAAGGCCGCACGAGAGATCGTGCGGCAGGCAAGGCAGCGAGCACTTGCTTTCCCAACCGGAGCTCACGACTCCCAGCGCCGCGCGACGCGCGGACTCACCTACTACCCGTCAATCCGCAAAACCAACAAGGAGACCAACCGATGAAACTCCAGAAGATCTGGGCCGCAGGCGCTGCCCTCACCCTCGCGGCGCTCGCGCTGCCCTACGGCGCCGCATACGCCGCCGACGAGGCCGCGCCGACCATGACCGCGCAGGTCACCAAGGCCACCTCGTCCTCCCGCCAGACCTCGAGTGAGGTCACCGTCGAGGGAACCTGGACCGCGCCGAAGCTCGCGGTCGGCCAGCACTTCACCGTTGCCAGCAAGGACGGCGGCTTCAAGTGGTATGCCGGCTTTCCCTTCGTCCTCGACGACGGGACCAAGATCGGCGACTGCGAGGCCAACGAGGCGACGCTAACATGCACGGTTGACGAAGTCCCCGCGTCCTACGCGGACAAGACCGACGTGACAGGCAGCTTCCACGCCCGCGCGCGTCTCTCGGACGCCGCAGTCGGCACCGAGGACACGCAGATCGTCGTTAACGGCGAGGTGACTCGCACGCTTGTCTGGGGCGACCGTGAGGGCTCGGGCACCTGCTCGAACGATTGCTCGGCGCCCGCGCACTTCGAGTACGCGGCTCCAGAAACGATTAAGTTCGGGTGGACCAATGCGGACAAGTCGATCGGCTGGGGCATCAAGTGGGCCGTCGAGGCCGGCAAGACCTACACGCTAACGGACGAGACGAACGCTCTCCCGAAGGCTGTGAAGTGCTCGTCGGGCCCGACCTGGGATCCTGCGACTACGACCTGGACTGACGGGTCTCTCGACGAGTCCGCGCACGTGCTGACGTTCACGCCGCCCGCCGGCTCGCTGGTCTGCGTCGTCTATCCTGCAGCGACCCCTCACGTCGAGGGCCAGGACGCCTACACCAACCGAGCGACGATCAATGGCAAGAGCCTTGAGGCAACCGCGACGATCAAGGCCTCGGGCGGTACAGACGGCGACGGCAAGACCAAGCCTCAGCCCGCGCCGGTCCCCACGCCTGACCCGAGTATGCCGACGCCCGCGCCGGTCCCGTCTCCTCTCCCGAAACCGTCGCCGAAGCCGACCCCGGCACCGGTTCCGACCCCCTCAGACGAGCCGCAATCTGCGCCGTCCCCGCTGCCTACTCCTACGCCCGCGCCGAAGCCTGAACCGACCGCTACGCCGGTCGCCGAGAAGCCTCAGCCGGAACCTACGCCCGCTACCATCCAGGCCCCGCAGGAGCGCCTCGCTAAGACGGGCGCGACCACTGACGGGATCGGCCTCGCAATCGGGATCATTGCTTTCGGAATCGGCGTCGGCCTCGTCATCCTCCGCCTGCTTGAAGGCCGTAAGCCCGAAGAGGAGACCGCCCGATGACCACGAAGCACCTCGTAAACCCGGTGACACTCACCCTCGAGCTCGACGACCTCGGGTGGCTGCGCAACTTCCTCAAGGAGGAAAGCCTTCACGCTGAGATCGACCACGAGGAAGTCGAGAGACTCCACACCGACGTGGCGATCCGCACCGCAAAGGCAGTGCTCAGTAAGGAGCACGACAGGATGACGGAGATCATCGAAGCCCTGGACGAGGCCATGGTCGCAAACGACGAGCGCGAAGCCATAGCAAAGCGGCTCGCCGCGACGGTGCCCGTCATGCAGGACATCACTAACACCCACCCCTAAGCAAGGAGAAGGACTATGAGGTTCAAGAACACGATCACTGTCGAACTTAATCAGGTCGACGCAGCAATCGCAGCCGTCCTGCTAGCAGAGCGCGCCGGCACCGCAGCCTTCAATGCACTGCTCTCAGACGAGACCGCAGAAATCGGCGGGACCACCAACAGAGGGGACCGCGCGCTCGCGGACTCGTATCTCAGAGTCGGCAACGCTCTGACGTTCGCGATCATGGGTGAGAAGAGCAATCAGGGCTTGCAGAGTACCGGGACACTTGCCCGCAGTACCGCGCTGATGGCCGACGCCATGCGGGCATCAGTTGCGGTCTCAGGAGTGAGCAAGGACGAATCATGAAGGTCGCGCACGTTGCCGTCTACCTCGATGCCGAGCAGGCGAAGCTGATCCGCTGGGATGCGCAGGAGGCTGTCCTCGCTGCGGATGAGGATCTGGAGCTCACGCAGAAGCTGCACGATGTGAACGCGCGTCGCCTCGCTCGCGAAGCGATCAGTGCGAAGCGGGACATCTACCAGGAGATCGTCGATAAGGCTCAGGAAGCCTGCGAGAAGCTCAATAACGGCGAGTACGAGTACGTCGACGACGTCGATTAGTGCCCCGTCTGCTCCCCGCTGAGCGCGGCCACGGGGAGGCCACCCGCCGCCAAGAGAACAAGGCGGGACCGGCAGTAAGACCGCGCAGCCCGACGAGCAGACCCCCGGGTGCGAGTCCCGGGCGGGCACGAAGCCCGCGCCACGAGCGCGCAGGGCAAGACCCCTAGAGAAGGACAACCAATGACCACCATCAACGAGATCAAGGACCGATTGGATGCCGTTGCGTTCGCGGGCCGCAGCTACGCAGGCGCAGATCGCGCCGCGATCGCGAAGGCCTACACAGACGCTGTCGCTGCCTTCGATCAGAATTCCGCCGTCGATATGGCTTACCTCCTCGACCGTATCGAGGAGCTGCAGAAAGCGATCATCGCCGCTGCGGCCGAGCTCGCCGCAGCCGCCGTCTCCGTCGCAGACCGCTACGCCGGCAACGACGCCGAGACACTCGAGATCCGCCTCATGATCGGCGACCCCATCGACAAGCTCGTCAACATCGCGCAGGGCGCCGCGATCACCACCGAGGAGGCTGGAGAATGAGAACTGCAGGACTCCTGAGCATCGAATGGGAGATCACTGACCAGCATCTACCCATGCCGCACCTCGTCGCAACGGCCTGCGCAGCGTTCGTCGAGGAAGTAGAGCGCCGCGGCCTCGCCATCCGCTCCGGCCCCACCCCAACAGTCCTGCACGGTCTCAGGCTCGTCCAGGTCACGGGCAAAGTCGGCAAGCCTGCCGACGCCGCCGAGGAGCCATGCCCGCCGCACACACTGCGCCGTTGCCCCGCGTGCGGTGTCCACATCTACGACCTGACCGATGTTGAGGGAGCCGACAAGTGATCGAGATCAAGCCCGTGCGCACCGTCAACGCCTACCGACGCTGCCCCGTCTGCCGCACACAGCTCGCGCCGAAAGGCTCAAACGTCCGCATCACCATCGACGCCGAAAACGAAGCCACCGCAATTGAAGCGTTCACCCACAAAGCCTGCGCACAAACCGTCATCAGCTTCACCCGCGCTCGCGGATACACGCCTGCCGAGCTCGTAGAGGTCGGCGTCTGGGCTGAGGAGCAGCGATGAGGCTCCCGATCAGGATCCAGCGCCGCCGCGCTCGCGGCTGGAAGATGCCGTCGCACACGAAGTATGTAGGGCGAGGAAGCCTATACGGCAATCCGTTTAGGGTCGCACGGTCGGCGCGTGAGCTTGAGGAGGGCGGCGAGCTTGTTGTCGCGTCGGCGGATGAGGCTGTCGCTCGGTATCGCAAGTGGATCGAGCAGACGCGAGAAGGCCGGTTCGTAGCGTCGTGCGCAGCCCGGAATCTGTGGGGCTTGGATCTGGCTTGCTGGTGCAAGCTCGATCAGCCTTGCCATGCAGATGTGCTCTTGGAGATCGCAAACCCGCGCGGTGAGGCTGAGTTCGAGAACCGCTATTACAGGATATGGGACCGAGACGGGGCTGCAGAATGACGACTATCGGAAGTCTCTTTACTGGCTATGGCGGGCTGGATATGGCTGTTCGCATGGCGCTTGATCCGGATGCGCGCGTCGCTTGGACGAGCGATGTCGAGCCGGGGCCGTGCCGTCTAGCTGAGGTGCGGTGGACGGGTGTACCGAACCTCGGCGACATCACGCAGATCGACTGGGAGAACGTCGAGCCGGTGGACGTCATCTGCGGCGGCTCGCCGTGTCAGGATCTGAGCCTCGCTGGCCGTCGCGCGGGCATGGCCTCGGGCACGCGCTCGGGCCTCTGGGAATCGATGTACGAAGCGGTCAAGACGCTAAGGCCGCGTCTGGTCGTGTGGGAAAACGTGCGAGGAGCGTTAACAAGTGGAGCCTTCAGTCTGGTGGAATCCGAGCAGGGACTGCTGGGAGTCGGAGCAGATGGACCTGCTCTCCGGGCAGCAGGACGTGTGGTCGGAGACCTGGCCTCAATCGGGTATGACGCGCAATGGTGTATTGCTCGCGCTTCCGACGTCGGTGCCCCTCACCAGCGAGAGCGACTGTTCATTGTTGGCCACCCCGCAGGCGAACCTTGGCAGCTGCGGGGGCTCGCAGCCTCCGGAGAAACGCAGGGAGGGCGGGCACTCGGTGAGTCTCGCGGATCAGATCGAGTACCTGGTGCCCTGATTCCGACGCCGACTGCGTCGGACCACAAGGCCGGTCGGCACCAGGAGGGGACGGGCATGAGCCTGAGCCAGGCGGTGCAGATGCTGCCGACTCCGGTCGCGCAGCCTTCGGGCAACTCTCCCGAGGCACACCTGCAGAAGAAGCCGGGCCGCGAGCGAGTAACCGACCTAGCGATCATCGTCGAGAACGGCTTACTGGCGACCGGGGGCCTACTACCGACCCCGCAGGCGACGAACGCGACGGCCTCCTCGACCGGCTACGGCGCGAATCTTCACGAGGTGGCTCGCGATCTACTGCCGACACCGTCTGCGTCGGATGCGATTATGGGCCTTCCTCGGACGAGCGGACGCCCGCCGGAGAAAGCGACGAAGCTCGCGACACGCATCGAGTACACCGACTTCGGGATGTACGCGCCCGCGATCGCGCGCTGGGAGCAGATACTCGGTCGTCCGGCTCCGGCACCGACTGTCCCGCCGACACGCGAGGGGGGGGCGAGCACGCCTCTCAACGAAGTTCGTCGAATGGCTCATGGGATTGTCAGACGGTCACGTGACCGGCGAAGATCTCGGGCTGACACGCGAGCAGCAGCTCCGCCTGCTCGGAAATGGCGTCGTCCCGCAGCAGGGCGCCGCCGCTATCTACCAGCTCACCAGGATCGCCATTAAGGAGGCAGCATGACCGGCATCGACCCGCTAAAGGACATCCCCGGTGTCAAAGAGTTTCAGGAGCGCGCGCTCGTCCGCGCGGTCCGGCTGACTCGTGAGAACGCGGAGACGATCGCCCGACGCGCGCGCAAGCGTTGCGGCTTCACGCCGGACGGGCGGGTGATGCTCGTCGAACACACCTACACGATCTGGGCGCTTGAGGGGGACATGATCGTCGCACGCCCGGGCAGTATGCGTCTGTCGAACCGCATCCCGGAGGACTTCACAGCCTGGTACACGAGGCCGGGCGAACAGCTAACAGAGGAGGATCTGGGATGACCGCCCAGCTGGTGTGGGAATCGCGCGTCCTGCCACTGACGCGCAGCAAGCTCATCACCGCCAACGACAAGATGCACTGGGCCGCGCGCTCGCGGCTCACGAAGCAGCTCCGACAGTGGGGCTACCTGCTTGGCCGTGAGGGTGAGGGGGTCGCGCGTCTCGGGCTGACGCACGCTCGAGTGGAGATGGAGTTCGCGTATCCGGACAGGCGGCGGCGTGACCGCAGCAACCTAGCTCCGACCGTGAAGGCGCTCATGGACGGGCTGATCGACGCAGGCCTGTTGCCTGATGATGCGGACCGTTTCCTAGACGGGCCATACACGGTCATCGCGGGGCACCTGGCGGGCAAGCACTTGAACATCCCGATGTACGAGGTCCGCGTTCTCGTGTACGCGGACACAGAGAAGAAAGAGAGCAAGTAATGGCNCCGATTTCACGGTGGCCTCCACCCCCCGAACCTACGACCGTAACGCCGGTGAGTGGCGCGACGGCGACA